TAATGACTCTGTAGGATCTCTACCTGTAATAATCAATCGTTTTGTATTTAAATTAAAATCATGGTTTATATCTCTTAAATTAAATGCCCTTGCAAGGTCCCAGAATGACCATTGTATTGTTCTGTATGTTATTTGATCAGATGATAACGGCGTTAAATATAAATCAGATGCCATAAGTCTATCGAAATTTAAATCGGGATCATTTATACCAAATACTCTATTTCCTTGAGTCATTTCCCATACAGTTTTTACACCTACTACACATTTAGGCATTTGAAAAGTTCTAGTACTTTTCCATTCAGCAGTACCATAATATCTCTTATTTAAAATATAGATATTATCTTCCCATAAATCACGATATTCACGAAATAAATTTTTCATTTCAACCCGGATAATACGTTCTATTTCTTTATCTGGTGGTGAATAAGGTAATGCACATGAACTCGTTAAAGCATCTTGTACCTCTTGAACTAATTCTTTTTTTGTCATATTTTTACATATATTTTTTTAATAATTCTACAATATCAAGACGACTGTTATATGAAGCTCCTCGTAAAGCTAAATTATCTTGAGCATGAACATCAGCTCCATTTTTAAGTAAAAACTCTACAACATTTAAATGACCATTTACTGAAGCATGCCGTAAAGCTTCATCATTAACAGCATGGATATCAGCTCCATTCTTACGTAAAAGTTCTACAATATCTAAGTGACCTTTTTCTGAAGCCAATCGTAAAGCTTCATCATTAACAGCATGGACATTAGCTTCATTCTTAAGTAAAAATTCTACAATATCTAAATAATTTTTTACTGAAGCCCATCGCAAAGCAAAATCATAAATATCGTGAACATTAGCACCCATTTCTAAGGCTTTTTTTACACCAATTAAAGAACCCACTTTTACAGATTGAACAAGTAAATCATCGGAATTTAAATTACTTTTTTCTACTGAAGACAAAAATTCTTCTTCAGATTTACCCTTTAAAACATCGCCTATTGCTTCATATACGAATTTAGCTTTCATCTTCTTTAAATTCATTTCCAAATCCTTCATCTTTATATTCAGAATCTCTTAGAGATTTAATCCATCGATAATCCCGAATTTCTGAAATTTCAATTGCGGGGGATTTAGGGATTTTTTTTTCTCTCAAATTTATAACTAAACATTCCTCATCTAATTTAGCTTTATCTCCAATTCCTGCATTTTTAATAACTGATTCATTTACTTTACAATTAATTATTTCTCCTGTATTTATAATATAAGATTCACTTATTGTATTATCATTATCAGCACGTACATTTTGTAAATAAGATTCTACAACTTCATTATTAGTTACAAGCGTTGAATCTATAATTCGAGAATTTTCTATTTTTGATTTCCAAAAATGACAATTTTTAAGAAACCCATTAACATTTGAATTTACAATTTGAAATCCTTCTATAATAGAACTTGAAATTTCAGCATCCTTAATTTGATAAGTTCCAAATTCTGTATCCAAATTAAATTTACATTGTTTTACATTACTTTCTAATATTAACTTTGCTAAAATATCTCTTAGTTGGAACCAATGAGCCTCTACAATTCTCGGTCCTTTATTTAAATCAACATAAACTGTTAAATCTTTATATACATCCATAAAACGATCAAAGTTATAATAACATTTACGAAATGTTCTATATTCTTCTGTTAATTTATTTAATTCTTCGACCATTGTAGGAGTACCTACTTCACTATTAAGAACCTGATATGTAGTAAAAATATAATATTCAAGAACTTCATGAATTCCTTTTACTCTATTTGAATATTCAGGTCCTCCGATATAATTAAATGATAATTCTCCCTGTGGTTGTTTTGTAAAATCAACACCATAATACTCTCCAGTAGGGATCCTAAAATTATTTTTTAAATTAGTAACATTGGAAGCATTAATAGCCATATTAAAAGGAATTAATTTTTTAATTGACATTGAAAAAGGTGAACCCTCCATCTCAGGAAATCTTTCATTAATATATTTTTCATCTATTTTAAGAACCATCTTTCCAATATCCATATTTGAAATAGATGTAAGTGTTTGAAGTTCATTAAAATTATATAAAAGATTTACTTTTAAAAGAGTTGAATAGTTTAAAGATGCGTTCTCATTTATCCAAAATAATATTGTATTTAAAAAAGTATGAGTATCTTTATATGGTTGATATCCAACTTTAAACTGATAACGAGGTCTTTTTCCATCATATTCTTTTAAAAGTATAGAAGTAGAATATGATGGTTTATGATCTTGATCAGTTAAAACTACATTCTTTCCTGATACCTTTTTTAAATCCTCAACAATGAATTGAGATCGTTTTGAACAATAAAATTCAAAAACAAATCCTAATAGAGTTGAATTATAAACTTCTTTTATACTATGTGTTTTAGGCTTTCTCATTTTTATCAAAATATTTTATAATAAATCCTGTTTTTATTGTTCCTTTTATTACTTGAGCTACAAGTTCTTGTATTGCTGTTTCTAATTCTGTTGCTGGCAAATCATATTGTATTGTTCTAGTACTAATCATTCTATTTGAATATATATTTTCCATTGGTATTTTTTTTAATGGAGAACCTTGAAAGATAACATAAAGGCCTGGTCCAAATTTTTCATTATATCTATTCAATAAATCTTCTTTGCAAGTACCCATAAATTTTTTTTCTTGGGACGATTTCATAGTGAAATATTGTTGAAAGGATTTCCAATAAAAACGAACACCCTCTTCTAAAAGATCCAACATAATTTCTTGAGCAATATTTTTTATCCATTCCTTTAATTTTTCTAATCCCCCTTCTCTAGGTTTAAATATACTTTCTATAGATTCTCTTACTAACATTATATTAACCATTCTTTTCTTGCTATATATCCATCAATTAGTCCTCCCTTATAATAAATAACCTTTGATCCATCATCTAAATGACCAATATAAAGTATTAAACCACCCCCAAATTCGGGTTGTTTAGTACATTCTACATTAATTTCTGGAGCAGCAATTTTAAGAAACAAATCAAAACTTCCTGGAAATCCTCCCAATTCTGTCTCAAAATCAAATCCAACAATATTTCCTTCTTCACTATCTTTAATTCCTTGATAATTTAATTCTCTTGCTAAATTTTTATGTAATTTTAACCATTCTTCTTCAGATTTAGGAATAGGAGTAGATTGCATTAAATTTTTAAATCTCCATTCTTCCAATTTTTCCAACGAGCCTTTTTTTGGTTTGAATACATCTTTTAGGGATTCTGATACTAATGAATGTTTATTTAAAAATTTATTAAATCCATGTGGTCGAATCCTTTTTATATCATTAAGTAGATTGGGCGTTATTTTAGCCCCCATTTTTATTAAATAATTCATTTTTCCAAATGCCCCAGCATCCCAAAAATTTATTACATTAATAGGAAAACTTTTTCCATCTTTCCAATATAATTTCCTATTTAAATGAAAATTTCCTGTTTCTATAATATGTTTGAGATTTTTCAAACTCCCATAACGAATAACATTTACTAAATGTGAATCTGAATATTTGTTGCCCATCATATCCATTAATTTATTACCTATTCGATTTTTGTTACCAATCGTTAGATTCAAAATATCACTCCCATTATTATTTTTTGCATATATATTTGCTCCTTTGTCAATTAAATACCATAGAATATTTTCATCAAATGACAAAGCAACAAGAGCAAGTGTTGCAGTCATTCCATCACGATTTTTTGCATTTACATCAGCGCCATGTTCTACTAAAAATTTAACAATATCAAATGCTTGATTTCTTGAGGCATAATATAGTGGAGTACTTCCAAAATTATCCTTATGGTTAACATTGCCACCTACACTAATTGCCCATTTTAATAACGGTAATAATTTTAATTGACATGATTTTTTAAGTATTTTATTTATAAAATCATTAGATGGTTTTTTAGTTAAAAGTTTATCTTTATTTTTAACTAAAAAATTTCTAAAAGAGTTATTTGGAGATACATTACCCCAATTGGGTACCAACGCACGTGAAGCTCCTCTTTCTAATGCATTCTTAATTCCATCAATAAAACCCACTCCTATTGATTTATCTAACAATTTATTTGGTTCAAAATCCTTAAAGGAATTTATAATTTCCTCTTTGGATTTAGGTTTTAATATATCTAATATAGATTCTCTTACTAACATTATATTAACCATTCTTTTCTTGCAATATATCCATCAACTGATCCACCATGAAAATAAATTATCTTCGACCCATCATATGCTGTACCAACATCAACAGTTAAACCACCCCTATAAGAGGGTGGTAATGAATATTCTTTTTCAAATCCAACATCAATAAAATCTTCAAAATTTCCTGGAAAATTTTCAGCTGTTGTATCGTAATCAAAACCTACAATATTCTTTAAATCATTATATCCTTTGTACTCTAAAGCCTTTTTTAAATTATATTCCATTTCAATCCACGCATCGGTTTCTGCACCAACATCGTTTTTCATGAAATCATGAAAAGTTAATTTTTTCAATTTTTCAAGAGCTCCAGGCTTTGATTTTAGAACATCTTCTATAGCTTCGAATACAAACTTAGATCGCATAGAATTGACATTTATTTTATTTATTCGTATAAAAAAAGGAAGTGTTTCAAACTTCCTTTGATTCTTTAAATAAATTAAAAATTAATTTATCTTCGTCCTTTAATTCTATTATTTTTATTTTAAGTTTATCTCCTACAACAAAATTTTTCATAGATATTCTATTTTTCTTAAAATTAATAAGGGGAATAAGACCAGACAATCCTAACGTATTTATGATTATCCCAAAATTCATAATTGCAGCAATAGTTCCTTCAAGAACTTTATCTTTATTTTCTTCTATAAAACTTTCAAATTTTAATCTCTTTTCTTCAGGATTTTCTTCTGTTAGAATAATACGATTATCTTTAGTAATCTCATTTATATAAAATTCAATAATATCATTAGAATGGTACTCACGGGCTCTAAATTTTGTTAATGTTTCTTCTTTCATTTTAGAATTATGGAGAAGGCCTGTAAAAATTTTTTCAAATTCTACGAAAATTCCATATTTAGATGTTCCAGTTACTATTCCAGAATATTTAGTATTTAAATCTAATTCTAAAAGTTTTTTTGGAAGAATATATTTTATATACTTTTTATTAGATACTATAAATGAATTCATTTCAACTAAGAAGTCTTCAATCATAACAGTAATTTCTTTACCGACTAAAGATTGAAAGTCTATAATTTTATTTGGAGCCGCAAGAGATCCTGGCATGAATGCTTCTACTCCTTGAACTTCAACAAAATATCCTCCTTTATTTGCTTCAATAACTTTAGCAATATAAGCTTTAGAAGGATTTTTTATTTCATTCATAAATTCTTCTTTTATTTTCTTTAAATAACCTTGCCATAAAGAAATTTTAAGAGTTGGAGAGGATTCAATCACAACCACTGATAAACCTTGATCAATAAATTTTTTTAAATATTCTTCATTCTGAAGAGTTAAAATAAATTCATCAACTGTATTAAAACCAAATATTTGGACAAATTTTTTCTCTCTTTTAATATCTACATTAACAGTTAAACCTCCCAATAGTTCTACAGTTATTCTATCATTCTGTATTTTGTAAATATCAGTAATAAGAACACTATCTCCTTTTACTAAATCTTTATTTATAATCTTAGAATCTTCTGAGGTAAGCAAATCGAACAATTCTTGAGCATATGGCTCTCGGGAATAACATATTTGTTTATTATCTTGTCCTTTTATTTTTTTGTTTGATATTAATCTATTTCCACCCTTGTAATCATTATCATATTTAGACCAATCGAATTCTGAGAGAAATTCTTTATTCATTTTATTTTAGTTTTTAGGTGATTTTTATATATATTATTTAGTTAATTATTTTATAGAAGAATAGTTTTCTATAATATATATATAAAGTAAATATTAACCTTGTTAAAAATATAAAGAATTAAAATGTCTAGCAAACAAATGAGACATAAACAGCCATATCGAATTATAAGGGATTTAGATATGATAGTTGGTATAATAATAACATCATGAAAAATTATAATAAAAAATAAAAAATACAATTATGAATTGGACTCAATTATATCAGAATACACCTATACCAACACTTCCAAAAATTATCAATAGTAATTTTACTTCTTTTGAAAAATATATTGATATTTTTTATAATGGAAGTACGGGAATTTTAAAGGTCCCTATTGAAACAACTGGCAGAGTTAAAGGATCTCAAGGAGAATTTGTTACTGCTATAATTGATAATTTAGTTGTTAAAAATCAATGGACAAATTTATATGATAATTTTACAACTGCTGATTATAATTATTATAAAGCTTATACAGAACTTGCTATTTCTCCAAGAGATCCTTGCACTTATGGAATAGATACGTCTCTTTGGAATTTTCCTTACGAACCTTCTGGATATAAAGTTATTGATGTTAACAAACCATATTATAAAATTACAAATGAATATCCAATATTTTTAGGAAATGTAAATTTATCTCAAGTTGTAGGTATAATATTTGATACATCTATAATAGGAGGAACTGATTTTCAAATTTTAATAGATCCTTGTGTAGGTACAACTTATGATATTGATGCTAGTGAAGCTGGGAAAGCTTATATTGAATTTATTGCAACTAGTTTTGATGCTTCATGGGGTTCTACTTGGGAACAATATAAATATGGTGTTGATGATCCAAGTACACAAACTAATTTAGATAGCTCATTAAATGATAAAGCTAATCTTAATACAGTTATAGATGTAAAAACTACAACTTATACATTAGTAGCTACAGATAATAATCATGTGATAGATGCTTCAGGTACTTGGACCTTAACATTTCCTGATGATTTAGATACAGGATTTCAAGTAACTGCAGTTAATGCAGGTGTTGGAGTAATCACATTAGATGCATCAAAACTTTTAACGAAAGATTCTGCCGTTACAATAGTAGATCAATATGCGGGAATTTCAGCAGTTCATAAGGGTAATGGGACTTATTATTGTTGGGGAGGGCTTACATAATGAAGAAAAAGTATAATTATACATATATTACAACTAATTTAATGAATGGTAAACAGTATGTTGGAGATCGTTCATGTGATTGTGATCCGGAAAAAGATTCCTATTTAGGAAGTGGCATATATTTTAAAAAAGCAAAAAACAAATATGGAAAAAACTTTTTTGAAAGAAAAATTTTAGAATTTTTTAATACAAAACAAGAAGCATTTGATGCACAAGAAAAATATATAAATGAATATAACACTCTAGTTCCAAATGGATATAACATAAGTCCTAAAGGAGGGGTTGGAACTATAGGCTGTTTTTCTAAAAAATCAAAAGAAAAGATGAGTAAATCGCACAAAGGACAAATTCCTTGGAATAAAGGAAAAAAAGGAGTTTATACAAAGGAAATGTTAAATAAAATGGTCGAAAATAGAGATTATACTGTTTCTAAAGAAACAAGAAAAAAATTAAGTACGGTTTTAAAGGGAAGAAAAAAATCTGAAGAATGGAAAGAAAAAATTAGACAATCTTTGATAGGGGTTAAACATTCTGAAGAAAGAATTAAAAATGCAAAAAAAAGAGTTCAATTATCTAAAAAAAGTTAAAATATAATGATAATAATTAGATATGAAATATTAACATCAAATGATGAAAATATTTTATTATTAAAATTTCAAACAGAAACTTAATCTAAAGAAAAAATAAAATGGCTATATTAAAAACATATGAAGGAATAAATCTAATGGATCCAGGAAAGGGTACTTTTGATAGTGGTACTGAAAGCTGGGTTGCTTATGCAAACAATACGATAGCAAACGATGCAGGAGCATTGAAGGTTACTTATGTTGATAGTCCAAATGGAGGATTTGTAAACCTTAATGCAGCAGCAGATTTGAATACAGATTTAACTATTGGCAAAACTTATAAACTCAGATTTAAAGTAAAAATTAATACAGGAAATATTCAGGTGAGAATAGGAAATCATTCTTTAAATCCGGCTGTAAATATAGCTGAAACTAATTATGTTTGGAAGGAAATAATTTTTATATGTGAAACTACGACTCACACTATTCGTATTCTATTAATGGGAGCAGGAGAAATAGTCTGGATTGACCAATGGTACATCCAAGAATGGTACCCTGATGGTAAAGTTCTCAAATATTATGATCCTAACCAACCATTAAACATAGATACATCTTGTCAAGTTTGGCTTGACGGTAAAGATGCTGATACATTAACACTTGATGGAACTTCAGTTGATCAATGGGATGACAAGTCAGGTTTTGGAAGAGATGTTTCTAATGGGAATGCTGATGCAACACGACCAACTTATTCAAGTGCTACAGGAAGGGTTTCTTTTATAAAGGGAAATAGTACATTTTTAAGCAGCGGGATTACTACAACATTATATGCTCCGAATACTGTTTTTATTGTATATCACTCCGGGGATAATAATTGTTATATTGCAAATATTAGTGATGATGCATTTTATCACGCATTTAGAATTTATACTAATTTTCAAATATATGCTGGAGTATTATTAAATGATGGTGCAGGAAATGCAAATGATAATATTCATTGTGCATTATTTAATGGAGTATCAAGTAAATATTGGATTAATGGAGTAACAAAAGCAACTGGAGATGTAGGGAATGGCAGTTGTCGTGGTATTAATTTAGGTTCAAATGGATATGGAGCAGGTTATTGTACTGCCGAAATAATGGAAGTTATTGTATATTCTGCAGATATTTCAGACAAAGACAGGGACAAGATTACAGGATATCTTGCTGATAAGTGGAGCATTACATCAACAACTAATTTTAAAGGTTATATTTTACAAATGTAAATAATTTCACTGATAGAATAGAAACATTTATGGATGCAATAGGAGCAGGAGTTATAACTTAATAATATGAGAAAAATAATATGATAATACTTAGACATGGCATATTAGCATCAAGTGGTGAAAAAATTTTAATATTAAGCTTTGAAACAGAAGCTTCAACAAACACTTTTGATCCTGATTTTACTGTGAGTTCAGGTATTTTAAATTGGGACTTAGGAGATGCATCTACTTCAGTAAATTTAAATGTTTTTTCTCACGATTATTCTCAAATTGGAACTAAAACTGTTAAAGTTTATCCAGGAACAACTGATGGAAGTTTAGCTATTACTAAAATAGAAATGCAATATGATAGTTTAATTGGAATTTTAGATATAACTTCTTTATCTAATTTAGAAGTCTTTTCGGTTTATGGAAATTATAATCTTACAGAAGTATTAAATCCAGATTCATCTACAATATTTACAGAATATTCAATTAGTAATTGTGATTTAACTGGGGTTTTAGATGTTTCAGGACTTACTGGCTTAGGAACATATTTTAGTGTTCATAATAATGATAATCTTACACAAATATTAAATCCAACTTCATCAGAAGTACTTAGTGTTTACTATGCGCATGAGTGTGATTTAACAGGAACTTTAGATGTTTCAGGATTAACTGGATTAGGAGGACAATTTTATACTCATAATAATCCAAATCTTACAAATATATTAAATCCAGATTCATCTCAAACATTTTCTTTTTATCGAGCAGATGGATGTGATTTAACTGGAACTTTAGATGTTTCAGGACTTACTGGATTAGGAGGAATATTTAAAGTTTATAATAATGATAATCTTACTCAAATATTAAATCCAGATTCATCAGAAGTATTTACTGAATATTTGGTTCATGAATGTGATGTATCTGGAATTTTAGATATTTCAGGATTAACCAGCTTAGGAGGAGATTTTAGAGCCCAAGAGAATTCGAATCTTACACAAATATTAAATCCAGATTCATCTCAAGTATTTTTAAGATATTATGCTTTTGATTGTAGTTTAACTGGGGCCTTAGATGTTTCAGGATTAACACTAGGTGGAGATTTTAAAGCATATGGTAATTTAAATCTTACACAAATATTAAATCCATCTTCAAATGAAACATTTACTCATTATTATACTTATGATTGTGATTTAACAGGGGTTTTAGATGTTTCAGGACTTACTGGATTAGGAGGAATATTTAAAGTTTATAATAATGATAATCTTACACAAATTCTTTTACCTGATATCTCAGTTAATTTTACTGAATTTAATATAAAAGATTGTTCTTTAGATTTAACAACAGTAAATGATATATTTTCTAAGTTTGATACATGGTACACTGCTAATACACCTAACGTTGATACAATTATTAATACATCTGGAGGAACTAACTCTCCACCAACTGATGGAAGTTCAAATACAAATCTAGTTAATATTTTAGATATATTTGATGGAACTGCTTATGATGCATCAATAACAATAAATTATCCATAATACTAAAATTTATAATTGTAATTCAAATTTAGAATAATTTTTATCAATTATCATTATCCATTTAAAATCTTGTTTTTTAGTGGCTTTTTTCTTTTCTTTTAATACTAATTTATCCTTTTTTGCTAAATATGAATTTTTACATTCAACAACTAAATTTTTAGATAAAATTAAAAAGTCTGAAAAATAATAATGTTCTTTATCTTCAAAAATATATTTAATTCTTGGTCCTCTAGTTATATCGGGATATTTATCATAATATTTTTCTAAGAAATCAAGTTCATAAGAACCCTGGTACCAAATTTTAGTATCTCTAAATTGTTTTCTTAAAAATCTGGTTTTTTGAGCTTTTTCAAATATTTCTCTATTTTGAAGAGGATATTCTACTCCATAATGTTTTAAACAAGTTTGTTTTGATTTTTTTCGATTTGTATAATTTTCATTACCATATAATTTTAATTTAGTTTGTTTTATTTGTTTTCTTATTTTTTTAGATGATAGATTATGCACAGCACCATATTTTTCTAAACAAGTTTCTTTAATTTTTTCTTTTACAATATTAGATTGAAAAACATTATCACAACCATATTTTTTATTGTTTGTTGATTTTATTTTTTTAATAATTTTTTTAGATTGAATAGGATATTCTACTCCATAATTTTTTAAACAAGTTTGTTTTGATTTTTTATGATTATTGTAATATTTATTTAAATGATATTTAAATTTGGCTTTTTCTATTTGTTGATATGTATATTTATTTCCACATTCTTTTGAACAACAATTTTTATATCCTAAATTTAATCTATTTGTAAATTCTGTTTCTTTTCTACATATTTTACATATTGAATCAGAAGATTCTTTAATCCATTTATCATAATAATATTTTTGATTATTGTGTAATTTAGATATATGAGTACTTAAAGATTGAATACATTTATAGATTTTTCCACATTCTTCACAAATATAAAGTCCTTGTTTGTTTTTTCTAAAATCTTTCATTATTTAACCTTTTTAATTTGGAGGATATATAATAAAAGTGGGACAATCAGTTTTAACCTTCTGATGGCTTTACTTATAATAAAGCTAACCACTTTTAATATATATTCAAATAAAATAGATAAAAATGTCAAATAATAGAATAACTCCTTTTGTTAAACGCATGAGAACCAATGGTGGAACTATTTATACATTTTCCAGTGCTGTAGAAGATGTGGGTCTGAATATTAACGAAAGAAATAATATAGTTAAAATATCTCATTTTGCTCTTCTTAATATTCCTGATATTAAATCATATCCAAGTAGTGCTAATTATTTAAATTCATTTAATATTCAAAATATAGTAGGTGATTGGGAATATGCAAGAAATAATACATCAACAAAGGATGGAAGAATTCTTATAGGTGAATCATTTCAGAATTATGCTTTAAATTTAGAAGCTAATTTACTTAATCAATCTTCTTATAATCCAGAATTAATCGCTACAGTTTCTGAAAGAGTATTCTGGAAATGGTTAAAAGAAACTGGTGCAATTCAGTGGCAGACTGATGTTAGTTTAAATAATGTAAATTATTTTACTGAAGATGGTAGTGCTGTTATTAAATATGTTGGACAAGTTTCTGCTGGTAATGTTAGAATTGATACTTTTGGAACTTATAATGAAACTTATGTTTTACTTCCTACTTCACATGGTCAAACTCGATCCTATTTCAAACAATTACATGATGATAACTATTATGGAGGAATGGAAATAGGAGATTTAGGGGAGAATATTTTAGGAAGAGAGGGATATACTAAACCTCATCCTGATGGATTAAGTATGAAGGGTTATTATGATTTTGTAGATTCTGAAATAGAATTAACAAGTGGAACTGAATATGATCTCGAGTATCAAGCTAGTAGTTCAGGTGTTTGGGCTTCTGGATGGTGGTATGGTGATCAAGGAGTAACACCTAGTTCAACTGATAATGCTTATTTAATAGATGTTTCAAGAGCATATATTGATGCAAGTCTTTCAACAAATCTTAGAATGACTCCAAAAATAGCAGGACCTGATAATATTTATTTTAAAAGATCAAATTTAGATTGTGTTGTTCTTGAAAAAGATCTACAAACAATTAAAGACTTACCGGTATGGGGTATAGGAAGTGATGAGGCTGATCCTACCCTTACATGGGAAAAAATGGCAATAGATTATAGTGTTGATGATGCGTTTGATTTTAATGCTGTCCTTATTTATTATACAATTTATAATGCAACAAGAAATGAAGTTCTTGGAATTAATCTTCTAGGAGTAATGTTTCTTGATGCTCCATCTGGTAATTCAAGTTCAATATCGGGAGCTGGAATACTTCTTCCTTCACTTGAAAAAATTATGAGTGGCCCTACAGGATTTGGTACTTCTTATTCATTACGTCTTAATATTAAGACTGATAATATGCTGGATGATACAGCTGCTGTTATTGTTGATGAATCTACAAGCACTCAATTATGGGCTGAAGATTGGGATAAAGTATTTCAAAATTTAAATACAACAGTCAATATATTAACACAACAAAATTCAACTCTAAGTTATATTTCTGGACAATATATATCAGTACAAGATAACCAAAATCAACTAACAAATCAAATTAATTATCTTCAAAATCAAGTAAATGATATTGACAGAGATATTGCAGGAACAGCTAATACAGTCGCTATGTTTGCTGATGGAGATGATCCTATAGTAGATTCATCAATTTATATGAGGTTTGGTAATATTGGAATTAAGAAAACAAAGCCATTATATCCTTTGGATGTTTCCGGAACTACAAGAACAGATATTCTTAGAATGGGTGATTGGGCATTTGAACCAAGTGGAAATATGTTAATTTTAAAATATAATGATGTATCAACATTTACATTTGCATCAGATGGAAGTATATTTGTATAAAATAAAGATTAAAAAAATAATAAAATATGAACACTAATTCATTTACAGAAACAACAAATGACCTTGTAAAGCAAGTTAACATAGCTTTGGAATCAATGTCAAAGATGAATAAAAGTATGACTACTGAAGATGATACTGTTATAATCACAGTAGAAGGATATGACCCTATAACAGGAGATCCATCTACTTATACTTATTCTATCCCTTCTTATCAATATACTCTTGGTGAATTAAATAGAATATCTAATTCAATGGATACTTTTATTAATGGAGAAGGAGTAGTATTATTAAACGATGGAACATATAGACAAGTATCAACTACGCCAATTGCAAAATCACCAATTGCAATTGTTGATGTTGCAGCTCCAACAAAATTTCAAATAAGAACTAATTGGTTTTTTGAATCATTTTTATTTCCACAAATGTATGTTGAATTTGATTTAAAGGGAAAAATTGATGATAGATCAGACAGAGTAAAAATAAAAAGAGTTATATTTGATAATTCTAATGATGAAGAAACTCTTTGGTTTACAAATAATTTTATTGGAGAATATTCTTCATATGAAAATGTTATTAGTCTTTTAGATGAAAATGAAAAAAATTATTGGATAGACGAGGAAATTCAAAATCTTCCGCTTAATCCTTCTAAATATACAGGTTCATTTATAATTGTCAATAAAGGTGTTGTAAATAATAGTGAATGGTATTATCTTGATACCCTTAATTATGGTTTAACAACAGATGAAACAGTGGTTAATAATATTGAACTAAATTCAGGAGATAAATTGAGATATAATGAGAATTTATATGTCATTGATGAAATTGAAAGAACAGAAAAAAGAATAAAAATTACTCCTCTTATTGGTATTGGAAATCCAAATATAAATTCTAAATTTTATATTTATTCTCCACCATTTGATGAAAAACTTATAAATATTCCTGTTGGATATAATGAATGTAATATTCTTTTTGTTAAAGGAATTAACGATGATTATAATATTACTGGTGATTCTTGGGGAGATTCTATTTCATTTTATACAAATGATCTTATATTAACTGATAGTACTACAACTTTAGCTACATATTATTTTAATTATGTTGTAGATTTTGGAAAACAAATGGAAGGACAAGCAAAAGAAAATGCTGTTTCAGCATTTTATGGAGTTATTCCAGATGCTCCCACACTTTCTGCAGATCAATTTCAAGTAAGCCAAATTAATTTACAATTAAATTCAGCTTTTGATGTTGAAGATATTAAAACAACACAAGCTCAGATTGAAAGTACAAAAACCATTATTAATTCATTAAAAACTACTATTGCTCAACAAAAAGCAGAACTCGTAGAATTAACAGATGCAGCTCAAAGAGATGATTTACAGCTTAAAATTGATAATAATATTTCACAATTAAGTAAAAAAGTTGTTGAATATCAATCACTTGTAAAATCTCTTGCTACACTTGCTTATGAAAATAACGCGGTTTTTGGGGAACCTAAATATAGAGTTAGGGGATTTTTTGAAATTCCAATTGGAAAAACCCTCACTGATGATACTTCAGAAGTCTCACAAGAAATAATTCAATTTGATATAGGTTATAGATACCTTAGACTTGATAATACAGGAAATCCTTTAAATACTTATTCCTTTGTAGATCCTTCATCTGGACAGAAGATAACAGGTACTTATACAGATTGGCAAATAGTTCCATCTCCTATCAAAACTAAAGTTTATAGTGAAGATGATGGAAGATATATATGGGTATCAGAAACAATAGAAAGTGGCGAAGAAGTTAATATAAATCAAGTAGATATTCCAATTACAAAAGGAGAAAAGGTAGAATTAAAAATTAAATCTATTTCAGAAGCTGGATGGCCTTTAAATCCCCTTAAATCTGCTTGGTCAAATTCAGTTATAGTTGATTTTCCTGCAAACTTAGAAGGATCAGATCAAGTAGCTAATATACTTACTGATGCATTAGCTGAAGAAGCACAAATTAGATTAGATGAAACTCTTAATGCTACTGGCGTTATAACTCACTTACAAGATGGATATCCAAATCCTAATGCGGGAGAGGGTACTTATTTTAAACATCAAGCGAAATATTTATCTTTTGATTGGGCAAAAAAAGATATAGACGATATTGTTGCAGAAGAAAAATCTATAGATATTCAAAGTACATTAGATGATTTAACAAATAAAATATTTGTAAAATTAACAAAACCCTTTGGGGCAACTGATCCTGAAGCTTATAAAACTGTAACATTACAAGAACTTTTTCAATCTGTAGTTGATGCATGTGCAAATATATATGATGAATTAGAGAATAACAACTAAATATGATAAAAGATTTTCAAGACGCTATAATATTAACAACCCAAGAACCTGGAGCTTTTTTAAATTTTAGATGGGAATCAGGAGATCCTTCATATTATTTTATTCCAGCAGCTACTAATGATGTGTCAATAGACAAATTATGGATTAATGGTTTGGATGTTGGTCAGGATGCAAGTGTTTATGATAATTCTTCAGAAGATTATTATATACATCTATCTAATACAGGAGGAGATCCAAGTATAGCTTCTTTCTTTCTT